CTCCTTTAGCATTTGGACTTTGGACAAAAAAGATGACGTTCGCCTGCACGAGCACAAGTATGTATTGAAAAAAGATATTCGTGTTGCGTCTCGTGAAGACTTTTCGAAAGCTGTTAATCACATAATTAAAACCAATCCCGAGGCGCGCAAAGAAACGGCGGTTGGCTGGACAGACTTAATCCTTGAAAGAGATTTTGGCCCAGCAAATCCGAAGGGAGCCCCTCCAGAGTATTTTAAAAGGCGACAGGAGGAAGGAAAAAAGGGCGCTGAAATTCTTATGAAACGTCTAGGCGAGATGGACCCTCAGGCCGTCTTTAACCGTTCCGTTCTTTTCGTTGGCCGAGCCCCAACTTTAAAGAAGGCATTAATAAAGGAACTGTCGGAGAAGGGGTATGATGCAATCATTGATGAGGCAAGTGTCGGCGGAAACGAAGCTCAGGGAAGAGCGGGTATGGCGCCAATGCTTATTTTTGATGGCGCGTCGGCAATGGCCCCAAAATCAGTACGAAAGGTATCCAAGTTTGAGGAAGAAGTCTCCATCGAAAAGAACGAACATTGGCGGAACGTAATCGACACGAACAAGAAAGCGAAAACCTGGTAGAGAGGAGGTGACAAGGTGCGAGAGCCTTTTATGGACCGATTGTATCACGCATGGAATGCTTTTTTCGGTCGTAACACAGCCAACTATGGCTACCAAGACCTTGGAATGAGTAGCAGTTATCGGCCCGATAGAGTCAGATTGACATCTGGGAACGAGCGGTCAATCGTTACAGCAGTATACAATCGGATAGCCATCGATGTAGCCGCCGTGTCAATCCAGCATGTCCGTCTAGATCAAAATGGTAGGTACATCGAGACAATTCTTTCCGGGCTTAACGAAGTGCTTACCTTGTCGAGCAACATTGATCAAACCGGACGAGCGTTTATCATGGATGTCGTCATGTCTATGTTTGATGAAGGTTCGGTCGCCATCGTTCCTGTAGACACATCCGTTGACCCAAAAGTTTCCGACTCCTATAACATTCTGTCTCTTCGAACCGGAAAGATTCTTGAGTGGTTCCCTGCCCATGTTCGTGTCAGTGTCTATAACGACAAACTTGGGCAGAAAGAAGAACTGACCCTCCCGAAGAGTATGGTTGCTATCATCGAGAATCCCCTATATTCTGTGATGAATGAGCCAAACTCTACCTTAAAGCGCCTTATCTTGAAGTTGAATCTTCTAGACTCGATTGACACGCAGAGTGGCTCTGGCAAATTGGACCTGATTATTCAGCTTCCATATGTCATTAAAACCACCGCGCGAAGAGACCAAGCTGAGATTCGTCGTAAAGATATTGAGATGCAGCTTTCTGGTTCTAAGTATGGTATCGCATACACGGATGGAACCGAAAAGATTACCCAGTTGAATCGCCCCGTCGAGAACAATCTGATGGCTCAAATCGAGTACCTAACGAGTATGCTTTACGGCCAGTTAGGGTTGACAGCGAGTATATTTGATGGAACTGCGGACGAAAAGACGATGCTCAACTACTATAATCGAACAGTCGAGCCCATTCTTGCCGCGTTTACTGATGAGGCTAAGAGAAAGTTTCTTACCAAAACAGCGCGCACCCAGTACCAATCCATCATGTATTTCAGAGACCCATTCAAACTTGTTCCTGTTTCCGAATTGGCTGATATTGCTGATAAGTTTACTCGGAATGAAATTCTGTCCTCGAACGATTTCCGTGCTGTTATCGGTTACAAGCCCTCTTCAAATCCGAAAGCAGACGAGCTAGTCAACAAGAACATCCGACTCCCAACTGAAGGAACTAACCCGCCAGGAGATGATGTTGCGGGTCAGAGTGCACCACCAAAATCTAAGAAGGAGGAAAAACCATAATGGCAGGTAAGTTTGATTTTAGTGGGTATGCTACGAAAGTCGACCTTAAATGCGCCGACGGCAGAATTATCCGCAAAGACGCATTTAAAGACAACAGTGGAACTACAGTTCCGTTGGTGTGGCAGCATATGCACAATGACCCGGCCAATGTCCTCGGTCACGCTCTTCTTGAAAACCGTGACGATGGCATGTATGCTTATGGCGTCTTTAATGACACCGAAGCAGGAAAAAATGCAAAAGCCCTTGTCTCCCATGGGGATATTACCGCAATGTCTATTCATGCTAACAAGTTGGTCCAAAAGGGCGTCAGTGTTCTGCATGGAATGATTCGTGAGGTAAGCCTTGTGCTGGCAGGAGCAAATCCAGGGGCTTTGATTGACAATGTGAGCATTGAACACGGCGATGGAAGCATCGACGAAGATGCTACGGAAGCAATTATATATACGGGGGAGGGGATTTCATTGACAGAACTTGAACATGCTGAGTCTGGAATGACCATGAAAGAAGTGTTTGACACGTTGAACGAAGACCAGAAAATCGTAGTCTACGCGATGCTTGCCGAAGCTCTTTCGGAAGGTGCGCCGGATGATGTCACTGCCTCGGATGAAGAGGAAGGCGAAGAAGTGTTGACCCATGAAGGAGGAAACGAAATGAAACATAACGTGTTCGAGGCCAAAGAAGAAGTCGCCAAGAAGACCACTCTCACCCATGCCCAGCTCAAGGAAATCATCGACGATGCGCAGAAGTGCGGCTCCTTCAAAGAAGCCTTTCTGTCTCATGCGGTGACCTATGGTATTGAAAACATTGACTACTTGTTCCCGGATGCCAAGAACGTCACCACCGCCCCTGAATTCATCAGCCGTCGGATGGAGTGGGTCAACAAGGTCATCTCTGGCGCCAAGCACTCTCCATTCTCCCGCATCAAGAGCATGTCTGCTGACATCACTCTGGACACCGCCCGTGCCCTTGGCTATGTCAAAGGCAACCTCAAGAAGGAAGAATTCTTCGCCATTTCCAAGCGCATCACGACTCCCTGCACCATCTACAAAAAGCAGAAGCTGGACCGCGATGATATCATCGACATCACAGACCTTGACGTTGTGTCTTGGCTGAAGGCTGAAATGCGCCTCATGCTGGACGAGGAAATTGCTCGTGCCGTGCTTGTTGGTGATGGCCGTGATATCGAATCCGATGACAAAATCAGCGAGACTAACATTCGCCCCATCGCGTATGACGACGCTTTCTATGCGCCCGTTGTCACCGTTGCCGCGAACATTGACGCTGACGGCATCATCGAAGCCATTCTTCGCGCCCGTGCTTCCTACAAAGGCAGCGGTTCTCCGACGTTCTTCACGACCGACTCTCTCATCATCGACCTGCTTCTCATCAAGGACAAGATGGGCCGTCGCTTGTACAACACCGAAGCCGAACTGGCCGCCGCTCTTCGCGTTTCCAATATCGTTCCTGTCGAAGTCATGGAAGGTCTCACCGAAATCCTTGGCATCGTTGTCAACATGGCCGATTACACGATGGGCGCCGACAAGGGTGGAAACATCGCAATGTTCGACGACTTCGACATCGACTACAACCAGTACAAGTACCTCATCGAAACCCGCATGTCCGGCTGCTTGACCAAGGCAGGCTCTGCTCTGGTTATCAAGCGCGCTCAGGGCACCTCTGTTACACCCACTGTCCCGACCTTCGTTGCTAGCACAGGCGTTGTGACTATTCCTTCCGCGACCGGTGTAGCGTACAAGATGGATGACGTTACTGTTACTGCTGGGGCTCAGACGGCTATTGCTAGCGGAGCAACCACGGAAATCACTGCGGCTCCGACAACGGGCTACTTCTTCCCGCACAACACCGACAACGACTGGAGCTTCACGGCCGACGTCCGCTAATAGGAGAAATTCAAAATGGCAAAGTTTTATGGGGTAATTGGCTACTCTGAAACAACTGAAACGTCCGATGGTGTGTGGACCGAGGGCATAACCGAACGAAACTATTCCGGAGATGTTGTCAGAAACTCGAAACGTTGGCAAGCGGGAGAAAGTCTTAACGACGACCTCACGATAAACAACGAAATCAGCATTGTAGCCGACCCCTTTGCCATTATGCATTTCCATGCGATGCGATACGTTACATGGATGGGAGCCTCTTGGAAAATTACGAAAGTGGATGTCCAGAGGCCCCGTCTCATCTTAACGATTGGAGGCGTGTATAATGGGAACGCGGTTGAACCTACAGTCCCTACTTGAGTCTATTTCTGGAGTAACT